CTCCCACAGGAAATCTTTTCGTCGGGAAGTTCGACGTACCGCCTCCTTCCATCGTCTTCAACACCAGAGACACCAAAGAAATCGCCAAGTTCACCGAAAAAGGCTTCTACTACAAAGGTGAGTTTGTTGATGATGCTGGCGAGGTGCATCGACTATTGAGGGAAGTATTGGGTCAAATAAAGATCGAACAAAACCGGTAACCACTTGCTCTAATGATTTTTATTCAAAATATTATCAACGGATGGTGGTGGTTCCGAGAGTGTTTTTTAGAATGGCATTATTGCATGACTGATTCCAATGACACTGGCGGTGATTTTTTCTGTCACGTTTGCTCCGATTACTGCGCTTACTTAAAGGAAAGCACGAATCTCCAGACCTCTTAGGCTTGGACTCTTTCATGCCCTAGATTAACTAAGATCGTTTTTTGCATCATGACTGAATTTTCTTGGAACATTGCCCAGATGGAGCGCACGCTCTCTGATGGCATTGTTTACACCCTCCATTACACCATTGAAGCCTTTGATGGCAGCGCCTACCGTTCATCGGCCTATGGAAGCATTGGCCTTGAAGCTCCCGAAGAGGATTCGGCCATTCCTTATGCCGACCTGACTAAGGAAATTGTAGTGGGCTGGTTGCTCGCCAAGCTTGGCGACGAAAAGGTGGCGGAAATTGAAGCGGCTCTTCAGGCGCAAATTGACGAGCAAAAAACACCCACCAAGGGCACGGGCATGCCTTGGGCTAGCTAAGCTTTTCTTTTCCCATTGTCCTCGTGGCAGTCAAGAGCAAAGCTGGAGCTTCTAGCACAAAGCACGTCGTCGTCTCCCGTCCCAAGACCACCAGGCAGGGACAAGGCAAAAATAGCAAGCCTAGCCATGGACGCAAATTGTCCCGAGGGCAAGGCCGTTGACGATGGACCGAGCGAGAGGTAGCCTAGGGGCTGCCTCTTTTTTTTTATGGCTTTCGTGAATTCCATTTCCTTTTCCCATCGTTTTTCTGACGATGGCGTGACGAGCGACACATGCTCGTATCAAGAAATCAATCACACCTACAGTGCTGACACTGCCACTGCGCTGGCTAGGGCGTATTTTCAATTCATGGTAGCTTGCGGCTATGCGCCACAAAGTGTGGTGGAAGGCATGTTACGCATTGGCGCCGAATATGAGGAAGCATATTGCTACCATGGGAAGAAAGCCGGCGGTTAATTGTGGGACAAATTATTGCAGGGGGTGAACAATTTGAAACTCACATTGAGGCAGACTATCGAGGACAAATCTTAAAAGCAGGACCAGATAGTGGCGCTGTAGATGCTTTTGGCAGGGCTCGCACAAGCGAGCCCTTCACTTTGTTCGACAGCACGTTGCGTTATACCAAACGAACAGACCTATGGTATGAAAAAACCACAAACAGTGGAACTACTAATTATTTGGTCAATGAAAGCTCGTTGGAACTGAAAACTACCACTGCATCGGGCGATACCACCCTGCGTCGAACCAAACGCAATCTGCCCTATCAGCCAGGTAAAAGCATGATGGTCATGCAAAGCTTCAAGGGAAGCACGCTGCAAGCCGGTCTCATTCAGGAAGTGGGGCTGTTCGATGATGATAATGGCGTGATGGTCAGAGCAAGTGGCACCACTGTTCAATTTGCCATTCGATCAAAAACCACTGGTAGTGTTGTTGAAAACGTTATCGACCAAAGCGCCTGGAACATCAATACATTGCCTGGATTTGATTTCACAAAAATCAACATTTTTATTGCTGACTTGGAGTGGCTTGGTAGTGGGCGAGTGAGAATGGGCTTTGTAGTAGATGGAGAAATTCAATATTGCCATGAATTCAACCATGCGGGCAATCAGGATGCAGTGTATATGACCACTGCCACCCTCCCATTGTCTTATCGTTTGCGCAATGACGCTGCACTTGCGTCGGCGGCAACAATGAAAGAAATTGCCGCCACTGTGATTAGCGAAGGTGGTTACGAGCCTACTGGGCCAATCTACATCGGAGGAGCTGGCGTGGGTGGCGTGGCTTCGATCACCACGGAAACAATGTTTGCCGCCATTCGCATGGCATCTGGACGCACTGACAATGTGATCCTGCCGGCTCAAGTGGACGTAGCCACTGATGGCAATGCAGTGGCACAGTGGAGCCTTTACTTAAATCCAACCATTTCTGGTACTTGGACAAACGCTCAAAATGGCAGGGGCAACGTGCAAGTGATGACGAGTGGTACGATTAGCGGCGGCACGATAGTTGGAGGCGGCTTGATCAGCGGACGCGCCGCTTCGGAATTTAGCCCAGCCAGTGCTTTGGCTCTTTCTCTAGGGAAAGATGCCAATGGCAACAGCGACGTGCTGGCTCTGACCATTCAATGCGACACTGCCATGAAAGCCACTGGAAAGCTGGGATGGCGAGAAGTGTTTTAATATAGACAAAAAGGCATGCTATGGTAACTCCCGCGAAGTACGATATTACAATTCACCAAGGTGCCACGTTTGAGCTGCCATTGCAATACAGGGATTCCGCCGGCATTCCCGTCAACATGAGCGGCTACACAGTTGCCGCTCAGCTATGGAACAGAATTGGCACGTCTAAGGTGAGTGATTTTGATTTCACTTGGACTGTACAAGCCAGTGGTTCGTTCAAACTTCGCCTCAGCAGTGCGGTCACTAGCGGCATTACTGAGCAATGCCAGTATGACGTGCTGACAACAGAGCCAAGTGGCGATAAATATTACCTTCTACAGGGAACGGCGTTTGTAGACTTGGGCTTGACCGGGAGGTGAGCATGTCTGAAGTGGTTGTCTTGTCTCAACAGACCAATCAAGTGGTCATCGAAGAAGAGAATAATACCGTTATCGTCGAAGTTCCAGTGGCTTCTGTGGTGACCATTGTTGAGCAAGGGCCACAAGGGCCGGCTGGTTCGGGAGCTTACATTCATACGCAATCTGCTGCTTCGACCACTTGGACGATCAACCACAACATGGGCTTTCGTCCATCCGTAGAGTTGCTGGATTCTGGCAGCCAAGAAATTGACGGCGAGATTTCACATCCAACCATAAATCAAACCATTGTTAGACTAAATCCAGCGTCGACTGGCATTGCTCGTTTAACCTAGGAAACTTTCATGGCCCGCAAATTTTTTACTGATATTGACCTGCAAAGTGTTTCAAAGGTGGTCAATTTGCCTTCGCTTGTGGACAATGGCGATGCGGCCAACAAAGCTTACGTTGACTCGCTGATCGAGGGATTGGCATGGAAAGATAGTGCTCGTGTTGCGACACAGAGCAATCTAAACTTAAGCAGCCCTGGCGCTACGATTGATAGCGTCACGATGGCCAGCCAAGATCGAGTGCTGGTGCGCAATCAATCCACGCAAAGCCAGAATGGCATCTATGTGTGGAATGGCGCTAGCACGGCCATGACACGCTCGCTTGACGCCAGCACCTTTGCGGAACTGGAACAGGCAATTGTCACAGTGGAAGAAGGTACTGACGCTGGTTCCAGTTTTCGTCAAACACAAATCAACGGAACAATTGACACCAATAATATCATTTGGGCATCGTTTGGCACTGCTGCTCCTGCTGCAAGCGAAACCACTGCTGGCATTGCCGAGATCGCCACGCAAGCGGAAACCGATGCTGGCACGGACGATGCACGAATCGTCACACCACTAAAACTGGCCACTTGGTCGGGACGCATCAAAAAATATGCCGTAGCCATTGGCGATGGCAGCAATACCAGCTATACAGTCACCCATAATCTTGCTAGCCGTGATGTGCATGTTACTGTTTACAATGCCAGCACTTACGATGAAGTGATTACTGACGTGACCCACTCAACCACAAATACTCTGACCATTGTCTTTGCGACTGCTCCATCCTCTAACGCTTATCGCGTGGTGGTAGTTGGCTGATGAGAAACTTTCTCACGCCAATCACGCTCCCTCCCGGCACGGCATCCAATGCGCCGCTCAATCTGCAGTCAGGCGCTTTGCTGACGACGCCAGCGGCGGGCGCGGTGGAGTACGACGGCAAGGTGATCTATAGCACCCCCGTTGGCCGCGGCGTGTCGCCGTCGATGATGTATTATCGGCTGAACAGTGCTTATACGGGATCAAACGCAACTGCGGCTCAATCGCTTTATGGAGTTGGTGTCACTCTTGCAGCAAGTACAATTTATGCTTTTGAAGGCTATTTTGTACTTCAAAAAACTTCTGGAACGACAAGCCATTCACTAGGCTTTTTGTTTGGAGGAACAGCAACAATTAGTAATTTTGGTTGCCACCAAGTTGGGCTTAGAGACACTGTATCAAACACTGGCGGCAGCGGCCTTACGATGGGCCTAGTGACTAGCTGGAGTTCGGTTCCAGCAACAACCATTAATGTGGTGAATTCGGTTACATCTGCTATTCACGTTGTTGTGATGCAAATTAGAGGTAGCGTAAGCATCAACACAGGCGGCACTTTTATTCCTCAGTATCAGCTTAGTGCGGCTCCTGGCGGCCAGTATCAAACTCTTGCAGGCTCCTTTTTTGCCATCTTGCCCATTGGGGCCGCT